GATACATATTGAAGGAGACCGCAGATCCATTGTATAGCAGTTGAACTTTAGCCCGTAAAAGCCGGCTATTTACCTCTTTTAGGCATTTTTTAGCGGTATATTTAAAAGAGTCGTTTGGGTCTTTAAGTTCTTTAATTATTTGTATTTTTGCATCCGAATCATTCGCTATACCAAAGGTTTCTGTAGCCTTTCGCCTATCCTTTGTAAGGTAATGATAATGTTCGACACGGATAGCAAAATCGCTATTATTATGCAAAATTTCTGAATCAATTACTTTGCTTGTTGATAGTAATTTTTCTGAGATTTGCCCTGGGTATTTAGCCCTTATCTCTGCTTCGTTTAACCCACACATACTCACAGATAGCGCTAAAAAATTTTGCGGGACTACGGATGTCATATCTATCCCATGAAACTCAGACATTTTTTCCGTAAAATTAAATATACATGCTTGAAAAAGGGGGATATATACCATCTCATATTCTTCCACGATAAAATGAGTACTTGTATTCCGAAGCTCGACTATGCGCAATAGGTTTTTGCGAATT